TACATAACTTGACAACATTTATAAATGTGGTACAATTTTTACTTCTTTTCCTCTTCTTTTTTTTGTCATTTTTTTCTTCTCCTTTTCTTGGAGAAAGTATTTATAGGTTATAAGTTAAGTGCATGAAGTAAATGTATTCTTGATTCTATTAGTTGTTTAACTTTGTCTTTTGTTATACCTACTGTAATTAACATACCAGATGGATATAACCAAGCATTGTATATAGTATTGGATATATCTTTTTTTACGTATATGATATGTCCATCTACTACAAACGAATTTGCTTTAGATAGTTTAGGAAACTCAGTTAGATGATGTAATTTTTTCATAGGTTAATAATCCATCTAAGCAGTTATCGAAGAACTTTCCTCCAATATTTGCATTGTTATATAAATTACTTTCTATGGTTCCTCTACAGAATAATTCTTTCTGTTCCAGATATGTACTGGTTCTTTTATTTGAACATAGGTGTAATATCTCTTTTGAGGCTATTACAAGCCCTTCATTTAGTTTACTGGAACCTACATAGGTTTTCCAGTTACTTTCCTTTCTAGCTACTCTCTTGGCATTCTTACGCATACCTACTAGTGGTTTCATTCTTAATTCAGAACGAACTACTTTAGAACCAATGTAAGATGTACCATTTGTATAGTCTATCTTGTAGACAAAATAAGATACTTCATCAGGAAGAGAATCAATCTCTTCATTCTGATATATCCATTTCATTTGACTGTCTTTGATAGTTCTATATTTTTTATCTTAATTGCTTCATTTTTTATTTCAATAATAGACTCAAGTTCATAGATTTTATCAAGAGCTTGTATTAATAGAAATCTACTATTATCATCTTCTAAAAGCTTGTTATATCTTCTCTCCATATCTTCATACTGTTTTTTCCAATATGGAGCGTTCTTAATAATTCTGCATTTCTTGTGTATTGTTCTTATTTCATCAATACAAGACAAGTTGTAAACTTTTCCTTCAATCATTCTATTCCTTTGTGACAGCTATATAGCTGTCGTATTTAAGAGCTAAATCCAAATCCAGTCTTTGGCTTAGTAACATCTGCTGTTGCAGTTTTACCACCTTTAGACTTATCACGTTTATCAATTGGTTCAGATGATTTAGTAATAGCTTCTTTGAAGTCTTCTACCACAATAGCTTCTGAACCATTACGTTTCTCTGTAGCTGATTTCATTGTTACTGGGTCTAGGAAGTTGCGAATATCTGGAGTAGTACGAGATACCATAGCATCAGGATAACCATCTTCAATAATCATCTTAACTGTAATAGCTACTGGTTTACCAATTAACGATGTGACGATAGGCATTACTTTAGCTACTTCTCCACCTTGTGAGTGGTCATATACCATAATCTCTTTTTCTTCTGGTACTGGCATTCCATCCCATTCACCAGTGATTAGATAGTTCAATCCACCCATACGAGCATTACCAGCTAATACTTTCTTGTTACCATTCTTGTCGATTGAGAATGTATCTCCATCTTTATTGGTAACGAATAGTTTTGTTTTGACTTTCTGACCCACTTCAGTCTTCAATGTGATTTCATACCAACAAGCTTCACTTGATGCTGACTGATGGAATGTAACCATATCAATAAGTGTTACATATACACCATCATTTTCAATCTTAAAGTTTGAACCACCTGAACCAATAGAACCTTTTTCCTCGAAGCTCTCAACTTCTACATTTGCTTGTGCTGCTTTCTTTGCTGCGAACATTTCACTAAAACTTGCCATACTATTTCCTTTTTTATTTGTTATATTGTTTAACTCTATTTCAAGAGCACTTTCTTCCCACGGAGGAGTGTTATCAACTGACAACATAATCCTCTACCTCTTTGACTAGAACCATAAGGTCGTTATCATCGAATACTTTTTTACCATCCATGAAATCAAATGGGCTTTTCCCAGTGATTAACGGTCTTGATGCAGTCTTCTTTAGGATTAAACCATAAGTAGGCTCTTTTCCTTTTTCTTCTGTTGTATCAGTAAATGCTACTACAGTGAAATGTGCTTCAATATTTTTTGCTAACGAACCTTGTACCTTAGCGTATTGACAATCAACTATCCCGAATTTATCAGTAGACTCAGCCATAAGTGCAGTCATGATATAGAACTTTTTAGAAGCTTTCATTTTCATAATTACTTCCATACCAAAGTTCTTATACTCACCCCACATCTGCATAGTTTTATTAGCTGGTGCAGTTGCTAGGTGCTTCATGTACCACATATCCATTAACATTGATATTGAGTCGATTACTACATAATCAACATCATCTTGTTCTTCAATCCAATCCATACCTCCAATCATTTCATCTGGGTCTGACAGTTTAATAGACTGTTTCAACCTAGATGAGCCTTTAAATGGCAATGCTTTCATTTCTGTATTGATATAGATTGTTTTCTCTAGCGGTAAGTTCCGTAGACTTGTAGATTTTCCGCTTCCCGTATTCCCGCAAATTAGGATATTTCTAACTAAATGTTCAGACATTTTCTTTCCTATTTCTATTTTTATATGAGCATTCTTTACACAATCCAGAATATCTTCCTTCTAGTATATAATCTGCTCTCAATGTAACTTCTCCATGATTACAATCTGGGATAAGAGTTACAAATGTTTTTCTATTTTCTGTCCATATTCTAGTGACATTAAAATCGAAAGCCTCTATTCTTGCAGTAGTTTTTTTCATAGCTTCTTCTGAACGCTTATCAAACAATCCAGTGCTAAATGCATGATTCATATTTTCTTGATTAGTTACCCATTCAAGATTAGTGAAATTATCATTATCTTTAACCCCATTAATATGATTTACAAAACATTTTTCTTCTGTTTTTCCATCAACAAAAGCTTCAGCTACTAATCTATGTATTAAGTAGTTTTTCTTTATGCCATCTATAGTTAGTCTTATTTCAAGATAGCCTTTTTTATTATATCTATTAAATAGATATATGCCATTATGGCTACCTCTCATTCCTCTTGCTTTTGGATGGCTATACACCCTTCCAGAATCTGTTATGGAATATCCATCAGCAAATTCCTTCATTCTTTCAGTATGTTCCATATTGCATTCCTTTTTATTAGTTGGCAATATTATAACGTTTAAATACTTAAAGTATTTCCAACGAGGAGTAAGTTTTTAGTTATATGTTCTGACATTAGCTATCCCTTTCTGCTATTTTCTTTCTAACTGTCTGCATTACTGTAGACATTACTTCCTTAACAGATAATGGTTCGTCAATCTTCTCATTGAATGATATTAATTTATCTTCAATAGATTCATAACTGAAACCACTATCCACCAACATTAGTCCAAGTTTTACGATTGTATTATTTCTACTTCCTCCATCATTTAATTGCATTAAGAAGAACCGTTCAATTGAGTCCATATTAGATAGGTCATCAATATTACGTTTAGTCTCATTTGCTTTCTGGGTATTAGGTATAAAGTTTGTTGGGTCAAGTAGAATACCATTGTTTTTATACAATGTTCCTGAATTCGTCAACCATTTACGACCTAACTGGAATGTAGCCTCATCAGTCTCGAATGGTAACCATTCAGCTATATTCTTCATGAATCTTTTGTAGTCTTCTGCATTGAACTTTACGTTATATTTGAGTGGCATAATGATACGGAAACGATGTTCTTTATCTGTATGTCTCTTTGTTGTGTACAACATATACGTATAGTCTTTTAACATAGCCTGAGCAAGCTCAATGCTACACTCATGGTCAACATCAAGTACAACTAGATTAATGTGTCCAGTAGCGTTCTCTGCCTTTCTATAGCCATCAAGTAAATGATGAGTTACATAATGGAAGCCATCAGTAGTAACAAACTGTCCAAGTTCATCATATTTAACTGCTACGTTTTCATATCCAGTAGTTATGTCTGTTGAATACGATAGAATTAGCTTGTTCAAGTCTGTTTCTTTTAGAAGTTCAGCTTCGTAGAAATTAACTCCATTCTTGCTTGTCTCCTTGAAGACTCCCCCTACATTGTATGCATGAGCAGCTGCAAGGTTACGCATATCTTTCTTCGCTCCTTGATTACTGGATGAATAGAAGTGCAGATTTGAATATAAGTCAGCTTCAGTTACCTTGGTTCCTACGTCAGCAATATAATTGAATAGACGTATGTAATTAGGCTCTCTGAGCATGATTTGTTCAAAATGTGAACCAGACTCTTCTGCAAACGAGATTGCATCTTCTAGGTCATCCATTGTAACGCTAGTACGACATTCTGCAATAGCTAACAATCCAGATAACTTAAATACTTTCCAGTATCTATGTGATAACTCAAATAGTTGAATCTCTTGATGAGATTTTAATAGCTCTGCTTTCTTTTCGCATTCACGTTTGTAATTCAATAGATGAATAAAGAATTCATCAGTAGGTTGAAGTGTTTGTCCAATCCATTGCTTATTAGCCAATGACTTAAAGCAACTGAAATGAGACTCTTTGCCTTTGCTCTGTTTGGCTCTACGAATAATATCCTCTGGACTTTCTTCTTGATTCTTATCATAGTTCTTGATATAACTAAAGAACATTCTACGAGCATACTTTACATTCCACTTGGTTCGCTATCTCCAAGTGCGTTCTCTTATGAACTGCTTTACGTCTCCGTAAAGAATAGACTATATCTTCATCTCAAATGAGATGTCCACCACTTCCACTCGCTTGAGTGTACGCCACAATTGGCTAGTCGTTGAGGGTTATTAATCTATGTGCTTCCATAGCTTTCTGTGTATTATTCTACTTACTACAGTCTGCTGTATTCCGAACATATTGCCTAGTTCTTTTTGCTTCAATGTTGATTGTCTAATAAATCTAACATCATCTGCTGATATTTTTGCCATGCCATTAGACTCACCTTTTGATGGCTTTGCTAAGCCATTGTCAAATGCGTGTTGTGTGTTTTCAGAAACAGTACACCACTCAATGTTGTTAGCTTTATTGTTAAGCTTATTCCCATCTATGTGATTTACTATTGGTTTATTCTCAGTGTTATCTATAAAGTTTGTTGCCATAAGCCTATGAATGTCATAGGTTTTACCGCGTCTTTCTTTACCGTTGGCTCTATCACCAATCTTATATAGAGTAACTCTTAAATACCCTCTTGCTCCAAGTCTTAATGATTTTATCATCTTCGTCTTTGCATTTCTGATTTCACCATCTATTGATATTTCAAAACTATCATTTTCTTTTAGCGTTTTCCACATATTATACTCCTTTGTACAGTTGTATTATATATATTCTACGCTTGAACCCTGCTTAATCTTCCCTGCTGATTGTCACATAATATGAGATTGTTACACTTTGGTACTCATACCTTCGAGATTTTCCAGCATTTCAATGGATTTTAACCTATATGTCACCATATAGTACGGCTATGTTTTTAAAACTCAACCTTGTCTTAGCATATCAATGAAATCATCTTCATTTTTTGACCCATTAAGTAGACTGCTTGGTGAACCAAACATTAATAGAGTAGCTGGTATTCTTCCTGACTCTCCATTGCTATCTACTTTGATAAGCTTATCTTTCAGTTTAGCTACATCATATACTTCTAGCATAGATGTTAGTACGTCTTCAAACTTAGGAAGATTGTAAGCGATTTCATCAATGACCATACATGTACCACCAAGACCAGCCATAGTGTATTTCTCACGTACTGCTTTAAGCCCTGCTTCTGTAGCATCACTGAATGAATACAATGGCTTAGGTAATCTATCCCATCGTTTTAGTATTGATTCCATAGCATCTTCAAAGTCGATACCTTTTCTAGCTGCATCTTGTTCAGCCTTAGCTGTACAGTTAGCTTCTGCTACTGAACCAAACATATCTTCATATTCTTCTCTGAAGTCATTGAATACATTATCTTCAAGGATATTCATAAGTCTACCCTTGTTGTATCCTGATGGTGCTAGAGATACGCTGTATGCATTACACGGTACTTTCGTTCCATCAAAGTGTTCAATATTGATATGCATGTTTGTAGCCATTTGAGATAGTCCATTAACAATCATGATGTTCATGAAGTGTTCATCTGTATCACCTATTTTATCATTAATCACTTCGTGTATTTTCTGTATTGTTTTATTCTTCACTTAGCAATAACCTCTATCTTTTCTGGTTCAAATAATTCAACCATTTTATTTAGCATTCGTTCCATCCGTAGATTCTCGAATACAGTTCCTTGTGGTAACATTTCTTTTACAGTAGAGATACCACACTCTACTTGAATCGTTCCTTGTAAAGCATCTCCTTTGAATAGAGATACTTCATGTAATGGATATTTTTTTAAGTTAGCTACTATACGTTCACTCAACGAAATCTTCCTTTCTCTAATGCATATTTTTGTTGTTTATATGAAGCTTCAGACTCTATTACATATCTTCTAAATAGTCTTTTATCTAATTCTCCATTATCATACAATTCAAATACATTTGATATATTATGATTATCA